AGAACATGGACTCCTGTCAAAACAACAGGAGGTAAACTTAAAGAGGGAGCAGAGGAAACCATCTACCGTGCTCTCGCAATACGCCACATGGAGTTACCAGTTGGCGACTTCATTGCAGAATCACTTAAAAAAGAGGTTCCCGAATCTGCGAGGAAACTCTTAGAATCTAACGTCAAGGATGAGGTCAAACATGACCTCGCTCTTGGCTATATAACCGACGCTATAGGCGTTGATGAGAAGGCAGAAAAAGAAGCCTTCCTATTAAGGGATGCCTGGGAAGCGCACCCTGACCACATGATCACCAAAGCATTAGTAATTGAACGTGCAATATTTTTCGTACTTCTTCCCTTCTTTCGTTTTAACGGCGATGCTGGTCTTAGGACTGTCAGCGCCGACATCAGCAGAGACGAGCAAATACACGTTGCCACTAACTCTCTCGTATGTGCTGATATGGGTCTACGCAGTAGTGGTTCTCTGGACAAACTTAGGAAAGCCACCATTAACTGGATCATGGAGCCACTAGGTAAGAATACCTATGGCGATAAATATTTAAGTAAAAAATTTTGGCTGGATACCAGTGATCGACTTATGTATGAGGGAAAAGCTCCTGAGCTTTCCGAAACTAAGTCAGGTCGTATGCCTGCCTTTTTCGAGCATAGCAATGTCAACCTACCCCAATACTCTTGAGTCAATCATAGGACCAACACTTGAGTCTGTCTTGAATGAGCTTGAAGAAATACATCCACCTCTTAACCCTACTCCCGATGAGTCAATGGAAAAAATCATGTACCGCTCAGGTCAACGTTCAGTTGTGGAGTGGATAAAAAATAAAATAGAGGAAGGATAAATGGCTACTGGATATACTAAACATAGTCCTTATACAGGAAACTTTGGACGCGAAAGAAGCCACTGGGAGAGACAATGGGAAAACGAGTGGCAGCAGTCAGCCATTAATCGCATTGAGGATTACCTTGTAAATCAACCATCTCAACCTACTTTCGCTGATCCAACAGGAAGGTTAGATAATCTCACAGAGTGGAATCAAGATCGTATAAATGAGATTGCTACTTTAGACGCTGCTAACAAGGCTCGGATAAAGGAAATTACAGGTAATCGTACGGACATAACTGCACTACAGAATCGGCTAGAAGGTTTTAGCGGTGATACATGGCGATCTGATGAAGATATACAGGGTCTTATAGATACTGCTTTAACTGGCTACCAAAAAAAAGGTACTGATACGGACTGGCAATCTAAAATTGACACTGCTATAGACAATTTAGATATACCTGACGCAACAGAAGTTGATTATGAACGTATCAGAGGCATGTTGGGAAGTATGGTTGAACAGTATAAACCTGAACAACCAGACTGGACTGCAGAAACAGCAACTGTTCGCAATACTGTAGCTAATAACTTATTAAATTCATTTACTTTAGACCAACTACTCTCAGGAGATTTAGCTAGTCAACTTGATGCTCGTGGTTGGTCACAACTTTCAGCTGCAGAAAGAGCAGGTCTTGAAAAAATTGCAACGCAAGTCACCCCTGTAGATACAGATACATGGAGATCTGATGCAGAAATTAAAGCCTTAATAGCGAGTTATGGTGGTGAGCTTGGGTATGGTGCCAACGTTACTAATAGAACTGATCAGAATATTCTTGAATTAGTTGCTAAAAATCTAAGAGATGATGACGGTAAGACTATTTGGGAAAAGTTTGCTGCTCTTGATGAGACAGGTGCAGCTGATCGAATCTCTATGGAAGAAGCTATCTCATCTGGATTATCTAATAACCTAGATTATATTAAGGATACACTTAATAACACAGAGAGTAGAAACACTCAAGATATCGCAGCTCTAAAAGAGACACTTGCAGGATTCGATTATGAAAGTGAGATTGATACGTTAAAGGATCAACTAGAAGCTCAAGGTTTGAAACTAGATAACTTAAACCAACCATATAAAGCACCAGCTACTACTGAACAGATATCAACTGAAGCAATACAGAGTTTAATCAACCTGACAGTTGACGATAAACTTAAAGACATACCTGCTACAGATACCACTGGTATAGAGAATGCTATTTCGATGGTAGGAGGTGATCTTAAAACACTTCAAACTGAATTTGCTAACTTAGGTATTCAAGATAAAGCTGATACAGCAGACCTCGAGGTATTAGAAGGAAAATTAGCTAAGAAATTTGGAGAAAGTCTTACTGGTTTATCGAGTACTTATGACACTAAGATTTCAGAGTTAGGTGGTCAACTTGAAAACATACTTGGTAAGGTTGATACTAAAGTCGATCAAGATTCATTAGACGACCAATTCGCTGCCATACAACAGCAGTATCAAGATACTCAATCTGATCTTACTAGTTCTCAACAGGATATATTAGGTCAACTAGAGGAAGGTTTATCTCAACAGCAGCAACAGTTACTAGATAAAACACAGGCGCAGTCTGAATTATTTGGTGAAAAATTAGAAAGCTTATCTACTAAGACTGATACTGAATTAGCAGGATTATCTAAAGCTCTAGATACACAAGGTGATCACTACCAACAGCTATTAGATAAAGCTATGGGTGCTCAGACATCTCAGACTGATGCAGGATTAGCGGATATAAGACAAGCTATGGCAACTGAATCAGGTCAAACAGATACAGATCTAGCTAACTTAAGAACTGATATAGCCACAGCAGCTGGAGAATCAGCAGCAGGTATAGAGAGAGTAGCTGGTGAAGCTGCAACAGCACGTGCTAATCAGGCAGCAGAATTACAAGGTCTATTATCTGCATCTGAACAACAACAAAGTGCTGACTTGAGAGACCTTAGTAGTCAAATTGATAACAGACTTGGCTCTATGATTAGTGATAGAGACATGAAGTTAGCTGGTATCGAAGAAGCATTTGGTAGACGTTTTGATGATTACAGTAAAACACAAGCTAGGAACTTCCAAGACCTTGGCACTACTTGGGGTAATCAATTAGCTCAGCAAGAATCTACCCTTCAAAATCGTATTGATGCTCAAACACAGTTATTGAATAACAGACTATCTGGTATAGCTGGTACTCAGAACTACAGGATGCTAACTAATAATGCACCTGGTATAAAAATAAGACGCTCTAAAGCATATAAGAGTGGTAGAACTTCTAGAGGTACTGGACAACTCGGAAGGTCAATGCGTATTAGCTCATTAAATCTCTAATAACAATGACAGCAAAAAGAAGATATGACGCTTTATCCAGTGAACGTTCCCAATTTCTAAACGTAGCAGAACAAGCAACACGTTTAACCCTACCTCATCTAGTTAGAGGTGAAGAAGATAATGTTAGTGGAGCAAAGAATTTAATAACACCTTGGCAATCAGTTGGAGCTAAGGGTGTTGTTACACTTGCATCTAAGTTGATGCTTGCTTTACTTCCTCCACAAACAAGTTTCTTCAAACTTCAGCTAGACGATTCTAGTTTAATGGAAGGAGGCTTTCCTCCTGAGATGAGATCAGAATTAGATCTCTCATTTGCAAAGATCGAAAGGACAATCCTTGATTCAATCGCTGCCTCTAGTGACCGCGTGGTCATACATCAAGCATTAAAGCACTTGATTGTCGCAGGTAACGCATTGGTCTTCATGGGTAAGGCAGGGTTAAAAATGTTTCCGCTTAATCGTTATGTTTTAGAACGCGATGGGAACGGTAATGTGATTGAAATCGTCACGAAAGAAAGAATCAATAAAAAGTTATTAGAAAAAGAAGTACCTCCAGAAATACTCCTACAAAAGGTTGACAGTGTTGTTGATCCTGATGGTGGTACTGGTAGTGAGGATGTAGATATCTACACTCATGTACTTCTAGATAACAATAGATATGTATGGCAACAAGAAGTCTATGATTTCGTAATCCCTACTTCGAGAGGTAAGGCACCAGTGGATGCAACTCCATGGTTACCTCTACGCTTCAATAATGTTGACGGCGAAGTCTACGGACGTGGAAGGGTTGAAGAATTCATGGGTGATCTTAAATCTTTAGAAGCTTTATCCCAAGCTCTAGTTGAAGGAAGTGCGGCTGCAGCTAAGGTTGTATTTACTGTCTCACCTGCTTCAAGTACTAAACCACAGACACTAGCTACGGCTGGTAATGGTGCGATCATACAGGGTAGACCTGATGATATTGGGGTAGTTCAAGTAGGCAAGACTGCAGACTTTAGAACTGCTTTTGAGATGGCTATACAGTTAGAGAAAAGATTATCTGAAGCATTCCTAATACTTAACGTTAGAAACTCTGAGAGAACTACAGCGGAAGAAGTCAGGATGACTCAGATGGAATTGGAACAACAACTTGGAGGACTATTCAGTCTTCTAACTGTTGAGTTCTTAGTTCCATACTTGAATAGAAAACTCAATGTATTCCAAAAGACTGGTGAGATACCAAAGCTACCTAAAGACTTAGTTAAACCGACAATCGTTGCTGGTGTTAACGCACTTGGTAGAGGTCAAGACCGTGAAAGCTTAGCTCAATTCCTTACAACTGTTACCCAGACTATGGGTCCAGAAGCGTTGATTACCTTTATCAATCCAGAGGAAGTGATTAAACGTCTAGCAGCTGCACAAGGTATTGACGTACTCAACCTAGTTAGAAGTATGCAAGAGATACAAGCTGAAAGACAGCAAGCACAACAAGCGCAGATGGCTCAACAAGGTATGGAGAATGAGATCAATATGCTCAAGACACCAATTAATGATCCATCAAAAAATCCAGGGTTAGCAGCGCAACTAGCTCCCGAAGAATGATAACCACCTATGGCAGAAACATTAACACAGATAGAAGAGACAACACCACCTGGTGAATTAAATGCTGAAGAGCAAGAGTCGCTTAAGGTTGGTGAAGAGATGGAGGCTGAGCAAGATAATCTTCTAGCAGGTAAATATAAGAATGCTGAAGAACTAGAGAAAGCTCACATAGAACTCCAAAAAAAATTAGGCGAAAAATCAGAGCCAGATACAGAATCAAAGACTGAAGAAAAGGAGGAAGAAGTAGAAGAAGAAACGGAAGCTCCTGATGTCTTTGAGAAACTGTGGCAAGAAAGGAACGATGGTTTCAGTGACGATACATTAAAGGAACTTACTGCAAAAGGTCCAGGTGAATTAGCTAAGCTTTATCTACAGTACAGAGTTAAGACTGAACAGAACTTACCAAGACAATTAACTGATGAAGATGTAGGTAAGTTAAAGGAAGTTGCTGGAGGTGAAGCTAAGTATTCTCAGTTAATGAACTGGGCTAATAGTAATTTAACTGAACCAGAACAGAAGATGTTTGATCATGTAATTGATAGAGGTGATCCTATATCTTGCTTCTTTGCAGTACAAGCTTTAATGAATAAATACACTGACGCAGTAGGTTCAGATGGCAAACTCATTACAGGTAAAGCACCTAGTGAAAAGGGTGATGTATTTGAGAGTCAAGCTGAAATGGTAAGAGCTATGGAGGATCCAAGATATGACGATGATCCTGCATACAGACAAAGGATTATGAAAAAACTAGAACGTTCAAACATTCAATTCTAACTATGGCACCATACGGACCAGGCACTTACGGAAGTAAAAAAGGTAGACCACCTAAGAAAGGTACAAAGAAGAAGTAGATAGTCATGGCGACCTGACCGATCATCCTCGCCATTCACCTATCTCTTAAATCAATGACAGTTATAACCGAATACGGTAAACAAAACATTTTTGCTAAAGAACCACCTATTGAAATTATGAACACAAACGAACAGAACTTCATCATGGAACAAGCTGAAAGAACTAACGGTCAGCTTGCAATGATCGGTATTGTCGCTGCTCTTGGAGCATACATAACTACTGGACAAATCATTCCAGGTATTTTTTAAACCTTTTTTATAAATGACTACAGCCACACTAACAAAACCATTTGACAACTGGCAGCGTTTCTGTGACTGGGTTACGAGCAC